TACATCACCATCAGAGTTGCTAGCGAATCCTGGGATTGATTCCAAGATAGTAGCTACTGTTGGAGAACATACTAAGAAGTTAGCACCTCCACGAAGAGTTTTCTGGTGGATGATGTTACTTAATTTCTGCATTTTAGTACCTAAAGTTTGGAACCATTGACCTTGAGTATTGTAGTAACCTAAACTTACATCAAATGCAGTTCCGGCTTCGTTAATACCTTGGTTGTTTACAGCACTCCAGTACTCAGTACCAGCAGCAGCAGAATCGATCAACATATCTAAGATTTCCATATCGATTTCCAAAGAAATGTACTCACTCATGATTGAAGTTAATTCAGCTTCAGCATCCAAGCTATGGTAAGCGTTCAAATCTTGAGCGAACTCAGGAGTCCAAACAGCTTTCAATTTACGAGTCTTAGCTACGATAGCTTCACTCTTCATCTGAACGTTGATTTCAGGAATTGAGAATGAACCAGAGTTAAGAGCGTTAGGATTAGCGTTACCAGCTTCGAAATCACCACGATCTGCATCAGTTGGTTGTAAAGAATAAGTTACTGTGAAACCAGTACCAGTACCAGCATCTACAGAAGTAGCTAAAGCTAAGAACTGAATATTATCGCCTGAGATTTTAGTAAACGCAGGAACGTTAACATCAACAGATTCTGTAGTAGCAGTAAATGCACGAACAGCTTCTAGATCTAAGTTTGGTAAAGAACCTGTACTTACAGCTACAGTAACGTAATCTCCAAATGATGAAGAGTAAGCATCATCAAAGTTGAAATCTGCCCAAGTAGCTGATCCAGTGTTAGCTGCAAGAGAAACTACTGAACTAGTGTTGTTGATAGAGTATCCGAAACGACCAGCTCCGTAAGCACCACCAGTGTTAGTGTTTCCGAAAGGAGCAGTTGATGGATTAGTTCCAGCGTCTCCGTACATTGAATCACCAGAAGTGAAAGGAGATTTAGTAGTACCATACTGGAAGTCTAAGAAGAATACTAGACCAGAAGGTAAGTTCATAGGCTGTACAGAAACGAATTCTTTAGCAGCGATTTGACCGAATACTTTACGTACTAAAGGTAAAGCTACACCAGCCCATTGAGCACCTGTTCCAGTAGAAAAACTACCAGCACCTGTACCACCACCAGTGTTTGATTCTTCCATTACCAATTGCTTGGCTTGGTTTTCAAGGATCATAGACATATTGTTCTTATCAGTCTCGCTTCCGAGTCCTTCCAACAAACCTGTCTTGTTCCATTTGTTGGCTAATCTAGCAGCATCGCTTTGCAATGACTGGTAAGGATTAGCACTTTCCAAAAGGGATTGTAATTGTGACATTGTTTTGTTTTTGTTTTAAAAATTAAATAATACCTGCTAATTTTTTAAATCTATTAACCATAGCATCTGATTCTACAATAGGTTGTTTAGATGTTTGAGCAGCACCTGTAGCTTTAGAAGCAGAACCAATAACACCTTCGTTTACGGTTTTTCTAGCTGGTTTGAAGTTCTCGTTAAGAGTTTCAAATACTACTTTTACTTCATTTACTGTGGTTGCTTTATCAAATGCACCTAATACTTTAGCCTTTTGTGACTCAGTCATGTTTTTAGACTTAAAGATTTTGTTTGAGTAGAGAAGCTTAGCATTTAATAGGTTAATTTCATTCAATTCAGATCTTAAAGTAGCAATAGTTTCTAATGCTTCTTCTAGTTCTGTGTTAACCACTTCTTCTACTTCTTTCTTTGCTTCGTCAACGTCTTCACCTTCAGCAACATCTACAGCAGTCAATTCATCATCTTCTACTTCGATTTCGCCTTCAGCATCAACATCAACATCCACATCATCTTCGAATGATTCGCCAGCTTCTAATTCACCAGCTGAAACCATATCTTCGATTACGTCTTCGATGAATTTTTTCAAGTCTTCTTCTGACATATCTTCTAGGTCGATTTCTTCGTCTTCACCTTCTTCAGCATCTTCGGCTTCGTCTTCTTCAGCTTCGTCTTCCTCGGCTTCTGTTACTTCAGCTTCTTCTACTTCTTCGGCTTCCTCGATTTCTTCCTTCCCTTCGTTTACATCTTCAGATTCTTCGTTCATTTCATCTTTTTCGAGTTCGGCTAAAAGTTCATCAAGTTCATCTTCTTCCTCTAGCTGGTTACCTGGAATACCATCCAAGTCATAGTTGCCTTTAGTTGAATCGAACCCTTCACCTTGAGCTTCATCCATTTCGTCGTAGCCTTCGTCCATATCTTCTTTTTCCATTTCTTCTAATCTAGAAGCAAACATGGCTTGAAGTTGTGGAGAGAAAGCTTCTTCTAAAGCGGCTTTCGCGTTTGCGATAGCAGACTCTTTTACAGTCTTAGCGTCAGCGATAGCTTCTTTTAAAAAGTCTCTGTTCATTTTCCTAAAATTTGTTTTGGGAACTACGTTTATTTAAGAAACGTAATAGGGGGTTGTGTATAAATTACGATGTCATATAGAGATG